ACCAAATCAAGTAACAGTTACCTCCCCTCTTGTGTGAAAGAGGCTCAAAACCCATCCATAATGGTGCTCAATCCGAATACCATTTTAGATCTACTTAACGTTCAAAATGTCAGCCCTGACGACTGGATTAAACAGTTCCAACAGGCTGTCAAAAACCACGCTAAACTCAACCCCTCGGTTAAGCCGTGGGGTTCCCCTTTGAGACAGATCGCCGCCGCCACATCAGTAACGCTGATGACCACCGCCACGACAGCTAATGCTATTGTTAAATGCGGGGGTGGCGCCGTGATTCACTCGGGTGCTATCATAGCACCCATTGCTAGACGACTCATCCTTATCATCAAGGCGATAACCATCGCCTATGGTAAGCGAGTAAAACGCAAACCCCTACTTACGACACTGCTAACAGCAGCCGCTTATTTTCTTGGACAGATTACTTATAACACCATCATCCATGACTTTACGCGACTGCCCGGCAGCGTCAAAGTATTCAAAACAAAACTCCTCTCCCAACTTCTTGCCCTAGCTACTTCTCAGACTTCAATTCGAACACAATCTCTGAGGAAAAGTCTCGGTGAGGTCTTGGGGGACATCCATTCCGAGCGTGCTGGTTCTAAGCCCAATAAGCCAAAGACCAAGCGAGCGTTCAGGGAAAATGAACGTACACACCCCGAATCCAACGAAGCCCGTGTCAAAGCGGAGTCCGCTGTCCTAGCATTTCTAAAGCGCCACCACTGGGCTGTTCGTGAGGAAGGCAAGTGTACAACTCGAAACCAAGAAGAACCAAAGAGTTATCAAACCGTTGATACCTGGACCAGCACACGCAGACACCATTCCGTTGTCGACGCTGGTAAACCAGGTAGATGGTCTGACGTTCGTCAACTTTTCCGTGATACGTTCACCACGCCTCCTAGAGTCATCTTCTATCATGATGTAGCGTCCTACGCCAATGGCCGTCACGCATCACAAATAGCTCAAGATGTTTTAGGAGGGAACATTGTCATAATGTACACCACCTACCCCACTAACGCGGCGGGTGCTACATATGACGGTGAGACGAGTTACCGCTACACACGGTTTACTTGTCCCGATGGAATTACGCGTGATGTGCTAGAGACGCGTATTCTCGGAGGAGCTTTGTATGACCGTGAATGTCTTATGGACTTCACGGCCGACCAAGGATCATTCGCAGGCATGTACTGGACGGTGCATTACCGCATTGACAAACACCAAATTGACGACGTCAAATGGGTAGTCATGCTAACTCCCGTCTCGTACGTACTGAATGTTGCACTACGTTCTTTACAAAGCTTTGGTCTAGATGTCACGGACTTCATGGGCGCTACAGAAATGCCCATTGTTCAACCCATCTCCGACCTCATCTTTAACGGTGAACCAATGCAAATTGCAACCATATTCAAGCTAAACGGCCATGTTAGCATGTCTATTGTTCGCGAAGGATTCTACCGCGACTATTCTATCACTCAGGAAAAGTGGTGCCAACTCATACTCATACGTGAAGGCGCCCAAGCACGTGGCGAGAGAGTAAACCCCTGGGCCACATCAGGGATACTCTCGCGTGCTTCTCCTGACGCAAGTGAAGAAGAACTCGATTATCGCAAACTGGGAGAACGCATTATCAATGCTTTCGCTAACACCAAAGGTACGACTCGCATGGCCATTCAGCCGCAACCAGCCCTCCGTTACAAAGGCAGTGTCTCAAGCACTCCTACGTATGATCCAGAGGGCTTGAAGCCTATGACTAAGTCATTCATGACGTCCCTTCTTGGTGACGGAGCCCTCTTCAACATGACGAGGGACCGCAACGGTGAAATCACTCTTAATTCGTTCGAACAACGCATCACAAAGATTGTTGAAAAGCAACGGGTCAAAAGTGGTGGAAAACTCATGTCCACAAGAGTTTCCTCCCACGGTAAGACCTGGCGCCGCCTCATGGCCAATACCATAAATCGCATAGGATTGAACTTTATGACCGTTCAAGATCTTGCTGATTCCATGCCCAACACACGCAAGTCTGATATCATTATTGATGAGTCAATGTCGCCCAGTGACACTCCAACCACTGGCTCCGTTTTCATCAAAGCTGAAGCAGGCAAAGGTGTACCACGTATAGTTATCACGTCTAAAGGTCCTGACCGCATTTACGCCCAGATCGTTTTCCGCGCCATCGCTGGTGCGTTGAAAGACATGGACGCATATTGTTTTCTCACTCCTTCTCTTCTTCAAGATAAGATTCAGGCTTTCATGTGTGACGCAGTCATGGTTGTCATTACTGACAGAACCGCTGCTGACGCACACGTTCATTCTGGGTTCCGCGAAATAATTGGTAGCCTTGTTGAAGACATTGCTGGTGACTATTTGTACTCTATTTCAAAAGACGTTGTTGGCGTTTGTGCCACTGACCGTCAAATCTGGGTCCGTACAGTGTGTACGGACGTTGTTGACTCCGTCATATTTGACGGTCCTATCGTCTCAGGAAATGGCTGTACTTCTGTCACCCATGGTTTTATCGGAATGTTTATATCTTATTCAACACGGATGGTAGCCGCTCGCGGCGCAGGGTCCCCAGAGATCCACTTCCAGTCGTGTTTGGAAGATCTAAACGCTGGTGACGATTCCAACTTACGCGTCACCCAGTCCGATTTGCAATGGTATTCAGTCCGCACTTTTCTCAGTTCGCTTGCAATGGTAAACCGTGAGTCAAATCTCGGTTTACGCGTTGAAGCCCTTTGCGACCCAACCCGAGGCCCTGACACGACGTTCTCATATCTCGAAAACGTTGTGTCCAAGTCCATACCCATCCTACCGTACATGCCATTCCTCGCCCGCATCTTCTCAGATGGCGGTCTCAGTATACTCGACACAGCCCGCTGGTTCAGCAAACTCCACGTCACCACTCGTTTGATAAAGCCGAAAACAATTTCTATTGAAAACTGGCCTTACGTGTTGGCTTTGGAAAAGGCTAACGCAGCTATTGCTTTGAGTTCTGAAGGAATGTGGCCATTCGTGTTCGGCGTTTACACAATTGACTGGATCAAACGCCACGTCCCAGCAGCTTACACTGGCAACGACAAAAGTGTCGGTGACAACTGGTGGGCCGTACAGGCCACTGAAACAGCCAACTGTGGATTCAACAAAGGCCCTCCTCTTGACTGGATGTATGACGCCCAGTCACATTCTTTTAATGTCGCCACTTGCAGTCCGTTTAATGAAACTCTGTTTTACGAAACTATGCGAGCTGACACTGACCCTACCAACTTTCCTATCATGGACACTCTTGGTGAAGTGACCAGGGAAGTAAAGCAGGGTCTGTTGATTGATGGAGGAGCCGGGACCGAGCCTTATGGCACTGCCGAACAAATCGCCCAAATGGAACAAGAACGCCACAACACATGTGAACACCAACTCAAGACCCAACTACCTCGTTTTGTAAGTCAAGCTGGTCAAGTAGACACAAGTACCAACACTGACGACACTGCCTCTCTTAGCACTGTCAAGTCAGCATATACTGTCTCGTCTACTACCAGCCAAAGCACTAACAAGAGTAGCAGTTCTGGACGCAAACCCAATCTTCAACAAGAAAAGAAACGAAGAAAGAAGGAAAAGCGCAAGAACAAGCACGTCTTGGATGGTAAAGGACCTGAAAGTACCGCCCGAACCAAGAAAACAGTCGACCACCCCACGGTCGATCGTCGTCTACATGGTTTCCACGGCGGCATGATTGAACCACCTGTTCAAACAGGCGTACTGTTGCCTCCACTCGTTGGCCAACTTCCAGTCTCGGCGACTGCACCCAGAGGCGGACTTGCCTCCCGTTGTTGACACACACCTGTGTCCCCCCCCACCGGTTGGTGAAGCGAACACAAAGCTGATAACCGCAACTTTAACCCCGTAACTTGGTCAGGCCAGAAATGGAGCAGCCACATCGGGTAGTTGGAGTTAGTGAAACAGCCTTGCGTTACCACCAACCGGTTTTTCTAGCCTTCTTTTTGAAGAACGCATGCTTAAATGCGCAGAGCGCGCAGCGAATATTAC